ACCCATCGGACTCTTCTATGCTTGTCATCTGACCATTGAGCCACGGTGCGCGTTCATTGCGAACTGCTTGCAACACAAGGAGCGAAATGGTTATACTAACATGATGGATTTCTGGATGACCCCCCCATCCCAACAACACACCCACAATGATGACCCCTCATCCAGAGACACGATGATGACGGCGACGACGTGTCGCGCAATTTGTAGTATTTACCATCTCTCAAGTGTTGTTTTCAGGTTAAGGTTTTACAGGAGTCAAAGCCTGCACGACGAGTTGCCAACTGTTTGTAAGTTTCACCCACTTTGAGCTCTTTCGTGAACAACATAACATGCCCTTGGGCTGCATGAATGCGATAAATGACCACATGTTTTTTACTCACATTAACAACTGACAAAAAATTTGTCTCATTTTCTTTGATAAATTTTGCAATCACTGCAACTCTTGTATATCAGATTGAAATAGTTGATTAATTGCGCATCAGTGCAATCATTCATTTCATAACATTTCATTCGGCCCAGGCCCAATTTGTCCAGTTCATTGCAAAGCACATCGGTATCAGATGAATTTTTATTGTCAAGCACTATGAAATCATTGGCATTGTCTTGATACAATTTCAATATTTCATTCATGTTGCAATGCAGCGTTTCTAGTCCAATTATGCAATGTTGTTTTTTGTGATTTGCATTAATCACGACATTGCAATACTTGTAATCGCAATTCTCTCGTTTCCATATTTGCACATGTTCATTCATGTATTTCTCGTCCTCGTGCGCATTTAATTTTTTCATTGTTTCTTGCACGTTGTATTTTTTATAACAATGGTCTGTCAAATGAAGTCTCAATCTGTTTATTTCACCATTTCTAATGTATGAAAAATTGTTTCCTCCTTCATTCATGTATTGAACGTACCCCAATTTGTGAATTTTTGCAATTTTGGTTTGAACCGCCGTTCTAATCATTAATTCATAATCATCGCTCACTGGCAAATATTCCGAGTAATTTCCAATGTTCATCAATGTCGTTTTTCTCCACATTCTTGGATGATTTGGCACACTCACAATGTGACTCAGCGTGATGTTGTTTACATTGCCATGACTGGAAACATAGACCCACGCGCCATTGTGTTTTTGTCTGTAATATCCTCCATATCCCAATGCAAAAAAATTACCATACTTGAAATTGGTTTTGTTTTCGTGCAAATTGGCGTAGTCCATGTACACAAACCCAATTTCATCATCATTGTCAAATACATTTTTCGCGTCCAACAGCACATCCGGCAACAGTTCATCATCGTGGTCCAACTCTATCACGTATTTGCCACGACACAATGAAACAGCCTCATTTTTCACATTGCCAATGTTGCCGCTGTTCTCTGACCGCTTGTATAACCTTATTCTATTGTCATCCTTGAACAACTTTCTCAAAAACACAAAATGTTCATCTTCGGTCGTGTCGTCCACAATCACCCATTCCCAATGCTTCAATGTCTGCAATTTAACGCTTTCATACGCTCTTTTTATTTTGTCATATGATTTGTAACATGTTGTAAATATGGAAAAGATTGGTCTCATGTCCTCAGCTGGCAAGGTCACAATTGACATGTAACAATAATTCACCATTGAATTGAAATTGTCAACATCCAATTCATTTTCATTTGCCTTCAGGTGTATCCATTGTTTTCGCATGGCATCCCCTATCATGTCATTAACATCCTTCCACATTTGGGGTTCATCATTGCCGCATGTCACCAATATTTGATAACTGGGATTGAACAACTTGTTCACCGCTTCCTTTTTATTAACTATGTGCACTGAACACAACAACTTGTCCTCGTTTGCATTAAAAAAATCATCAATGTATGAATGTTCATCGTTTCTAAACAAAATGACAAATGGATATTTCATGTTTATGTAAGACATGTGTTTTGCAATATTTATATTATTTACAACCTTTATAATTTGCAATATTTGCAAATCATTTTTTTGCGTTTTTGAAGAACTCCGTTATGCTCTTATTTGATTTCGCCAGGTTGTCGGCCTGGCGCAGGTAGTCTTCAAATATGAGCTCCTTCACTTCGCGGAAGCGCAGGTCGTCCAGCTTCTTCTGCAGCTTGTCGTCGCTGTCGGTCCAGTTGCTCCGCACGGATTCCAGCTCTTCCAGGAAGCGCGCCTTCTTGCGCCGAAACGCCGACATTTCTTCCAGAACGAGGCCGAACAGCTGCGCCACGGGCTTCATGATCTGGTTCGTGATGTAAAATGAGTAGTTCGGTTTCAGACGCATGGCGCGAATGTAGTCCGGCGTCTCAATGCGCTCCCCCTGCAGCGCCTTCTTGTCCGGATTGTGAATGTAGACGAAGGGGATGCGGTCCCCCGAGCTCGGCTTGTTTCCCGGGTCGCGTTTGCCCATGCGGTCCGCCAGCACCTTGTGTGCAATTTGCTGCGGGTTCTTGTACGTGGAGCGCAGCGACTTCGTGATGATGAGCTTGTCCATGGGCACGCGCTCGTCCACGAGGGTCTGCAGCGACCCGCGCACGAACTTAATCGCCGCCTCCAAGTCCTGCTGCTTCGTCAAAATATCAATCAGGCCGCCGTAGACGTCCTTCACAATGGGCGCGTTGTCGCGGCGGCGCAGCACGATGCCCATGCTTTTTGGTTTGCCCTTGTTGGGGTCCGTCTCGTACAAGATGCCGAAGTAGCGCTTCTTCTGGAGCAGGCCGAACGGCATGAGCGTCTTTTCGTACACCCATCCGTGCGGCGCTTTGAGGAACGCGGAGGCCATGTCGCCCACCTGGCGCGCGAGCTCAATCGTGATTTCCAGCGCCTGCTTGCCGCGAATGGGGGTTCCGTCCGTGTGAGTCAGATTGAACGTGTAGAATACACTGTCTGTGTTGTGCACAATCATGTTTCCAATACCAGCCGCAAAATGATGATTGTCGGTGGTCAAATCGTACACATGCGTGTTTTCTTCAGCTGGAAATGGCAATGTCACAATTTTCTTGATAGAATCGGTACATTTTCTCTGAACACGGGTTGTCATTGTCGCTCTGTAAATGTCCATCTTATCTGAACGAGTGTTCAACGATGTTTTCCATCCAAGACTTTGGGCCAACAAACATATGCAAGCCGCGCTGATTTGATTTTTTTGGTCAATACGGGTGTACCCGTGTTTGTCTTTGTCTCCGTCTGCGTCGTACATGCCGTTCCAGAAACTTTCGCGAACTTCTCTTGTGCCATTGAGGATGCTGGTTGGGATGATTTTGCATTGTTTGTAATACATCATGGACCGGTATGTTCTTACAAATTCCGCAATGCTTCCATATTTTTTTGACTTTGGAGTAATTTTGTACACGCCCGAGCTTTTCAGAGTATCATTGTAGACCCATTCCAAATCTGGATACGCAATTTTGCAAAGCTCAAGATATTTTTGGACAAATTCCATGGATGCATTGTTCAATGCCCATGAACATTTGTTGCCAGACTCACAATGGTAGTCTCCACAACTTCCATCTCCAAAGAAGAACCCCATGACTCTTGCTTGTTCAACTGTGATCAATGGCACTTCATCAGTTGCGGGCTGTGGCAACGGCAACGCGGAATGCAGCAATTTGGTTCCAATCTCCACATTTTTTGGTGAAATTTCTTCACCATTTGCCAGAATCAAAGAGTGGTCGTCGGTGACATCAACAATTCCCGTGTGAGTAACAATTCTCATCATTTTTTTGTGAGGGGCAAGTGCGTGACGAATTACGCGATGAAGACGAGTCCATCCTTTTTCTGACCACGTTTCCACACCGCACACCATTTCGCAAACCTCTTTGGTTTGTTTTCCCTCTTCTTTGCATTGTGCCCAGTTATCCGGATTAGCTCCGTATTTTTCTGCAAGTGCTTCAATGGGACAAACATCAATGACGCCGCCAAAACGAACATACACTGGAGTGTATGCCGCCACACTATCTCCGTATACGTATTCCGCCCGCGTGTGCACGATGCCGTATTTGCTCGTTTGGCATTCGGCATCCCCGTACACCTCCTCCACCATGCGCTTGGCATACGTCAGCAGCTTGCGCCCTGTTGCGGTCGTGGAAGCCGCCACATCCACTTCGTAAAACGAGCTGGTCTTGGCGCCGCACTGACCGTACAGTGAGTTTGCAGTGACCTTGTATGCCAGCTGCCGCTTGTCCAGCACGTTGGCCATGAAGGGATCCGACTGCTTCTCTGCCAGCTTGCGCGTGGCCTTGCGCGCTGCCAGCAGCTCTTCCAGAATGGACGGCAGAATGGCTTTGGCCCCGTCCTTGAACTGTGCAAACCGGCATATCTTTTTCCCGCTCAGGTGCTTCTCCATCTTGCCGCGATTATTGGGCTTCCAGCGATACGTGTCGTATTCCACGTCCACGTAGTCATAGTCGGGCAGGTTGTCGTAAATGTGCTGCCGGGTTTTCGGGTCCTTTTCGCCCGTCTCGCGCACCATGTTGCCGTCCAGGTCGTACTCCTTAGTCCACACCTTGCTGTCGTGTGACAAATTTTCGCTGATCATGGACGACGGATACAGCGACGAATAATCATTGCAGGCCACGGGATTGTCCAGATAGAGGCCGCGCTTGGGAGGCAGCACAATGGCGCCCTCGTATCCCTCACCCGACGGCCCCTTGTCTATGACGGGCATGAGCGTGTTTTTTTCGCGACACTTTTTGGCCATGTAGCTCGTCAACTTGATGCCCTGGCCGCGAATCACCAAGAAACTGATGGGCACGCTGCAAATCTTCGCCATTTCGTTGTAGCCCGTGATAACGTCCACCTTGGTCATCAGATGGTGCACGAGGTTGCAATCCTGAATGCAGTACTTGGCAATGACGGCGCGCGGGCCGGGACCCTCATTCGTCATGCGGAAAATGTCCTGCGGCGTCACATCGTCCTTGGACACGCCCCAGCGCACGTGCTTCTTCATGTCGGGCGTCTCGTGACCGACGATTTCAAAATAGCCGGCTGAGCGGTTGATTGCGACAACCCGGAATTTTTGGCCATCCTTGTAAGGATCGGTGGAGTGGCCCGTCTCCTCCAGCGCAACGTAGTTGCCGACCTCCAGGCCGGTGAGATTCTTGCTAACAATGCGGGTTACTTTTCCATCGGGTATTACTTCATCGGCGTCCGCTTCTATGCGATGCTCCACTTTAATTATGTCGTCGCCAATGAAGTAGGAACCGACATAGTCCAGCTTGTATGATGTGAGGTTGTAGTCGCGGCGGAAGTAGTTGTACATGTCAATTTGCAGACGCCCGGGCATGGCAATGTAGTGCAGATCGTACTGCCCACTGGCGAGGGCGATGCTGGTCTCTTCAATGCTGACGCGCCCTGTGTTGGAATCGCGCTTTCCGCAAAACTCGTCGACGTTACGGGACAGCTTCAGGAAATCATCTTCCACGTTATTTTCCAGCGCACGATGGAACATGAACTGGTAGTCAAATCCGAAGATGTTGTAGCCGATGATGATATCGGGATCCTCGCGCTGCACGAGCTCGGTCCATGCCTGAAGAAGTTTGCGCTCGGTCTTGCAGCTCACAATTTCTGCGCCGGTAACGCGGTCACATGTGCCCAGCGCGAGGCAGTGATTCAAATAGGGGCGGGTTTCACCGTATCGCATGAACGTGGAGCCGATGAAGGTGACCTTGTCGCCCTCCACTGGCGGAAACTTGGCAAGCAGCAGCGCGTCGTTCATGTGGTTGATTTTGGTTTCGCGATCCAATGAGGATGAATGCAACATGTCTGCTATGGATGCATCGGTTGATAAGCTTGGATTTGCATTTGCATTTGCATTTGTTTTTGGTTTTGTCCATGCCGTTGCCGTGGTGAAGACGCTTTTGGTGTCGTCGGCATCATCTTCGTCATTGTCATCATTGTCGGCAAACTCTGCATCCGCTTCCGCTCGTTGTTTTTCAAACATGCGCTCAATTGTATTCACATTTAATGCTTCCGGGTCGGCCTCTTGTATCAGCGTTTGCATGGGATTACACCACATGCGCTCAAACATGGCATCCAGTTGCGCCGGAGTGGGCACCGTCTTGGTGTAAATGCGCTCAATATCGTCGTGCAGCGTGAACGCAGGGGCTGATTGGGATTTGGGGTCGTGGAATGCCGTGCGAATCATGCGATGCACTTCTGAAGTGGTTGCTGCGGTGGGATCTTTTAGGCACACGTCCACGATGTTGGCGGCGAGTTTTTTGTATGTTTTGATTGGAACGGGGAAATCGCCGTGACTGCTGCCGGCCTCAATGTCAAAACTCATGATTTTATAGGGCACGATGGTTTCTTTTTCGGGTTGCGGAACGACGTCCTTGTGACTGACGCAGTATTCATAATGGGATGTGGTTTGTTTCTGTGTTTCAATGGGGGGTTCGCCTTTGATTTTGACCCAGCCCGACGGACTGATGTCCTTGATGTGGAAGTAGCGCAACAGGGGAGGAATGTTGGCTTCGTAAATGTAGGTTGCCTCATTCTGAAACACGTCTCCGCGCGGATTCAATTTACCTTGTGTTCGT